CCAAATTTTGAAGTACATTAGTAATTAAAGCTAATTTCTCATTTACAGGGAGATATTGCTTAATTTCAATTTGTTTATCGTTAATTTTAACCACCTTAATTTTAAGAGGTAATTCTTTCTTAAGGTCATTAAAAGTTATTTTCTCTACCATAATAGTGCCTCCTTTTTTCTCTTAATTATATTATAACAAAAATTTTTTAACTTGTCAAATTTATTAATTATTTATCAAAGCATATCTTAAATTAGCATTATGATATGCTAAAACGATAAGATTATTTCCTCTATAAGCCTTATATGAAGTTTTATGCTTTTCTCTCTGATTATCTTTCATTGAAAATTCAAAATTAAGTCGCATACGATTATTAACAAAAGTGCTAATAAAAGTATCTGTCCACATGGCCTCATTCCCTGTCACCCACATGACATTGCCTGGGCCTAAAGATTCTTTTACATTTTCTGTACTGCTTAAAAATTCTAATGCAGTTGTCCATTGATAATTTTTTGTTTCTCCATAACTCGAAATATAAGCATCATGCAAATTAGCTCTATTACCAATTTTAAAAGCTGTACTAGTACCACTAAATTTTTTCAAAAAACGAGCATTTGCTTGTTTCCCGACATCTGCCTTATAAACAAATCTAGTTGGCAATTTAGCTCTTTTGGATTGAATACCAAATGTATTTAATGATTGATTTATATCAATAATACCATTCATTTTTTGTAAATCAGCTTGAAGCTGACTTGCCTTTTTACCAAAGATAGCTCCAAATAACACATCATAAGACGTATCTTTACCATCTAATTTAACTGCGCCTACTTGCTTAGCAGTAAAATCTTTAGGAGTAACTCCTAATTGAATTAAATATTTATAAATAGCATCTGCAATAAGACTTTCTTGGTAATATCCAACAACAGTGGCTAAATTGCCTCCTTTGCCACCTCCACCTTTCATTCCTGTTTCAAAAAATTCTTTTATAACACTTCGTTGAAAAGCAGGCAACTGATTTCTTATATCACTAAAATCAACTGCATTCTTAGCTAAAGTATTTTGTCTTTTTATAAAAGTAATTAGTTTATTTGTTTGTCCTAATTCGTTTACAACAGATTGTAAAATTTTATTGGCTTCAGCCCTCCCTTTATTATCATTACTATTTTTTATAGCTAAATAATCAGTTTTTGCTTGTTGGATAATTTCATTATTAGAACTATTTTCTAAAGCCTTATAAATAATTTGTTCAAGATATTCGGGCAATCTTTTGAAAATAATATCATTTGCAAGATTTTTACCATTAATTCTCTGATCCAAAGTTTCTGCCAATATTTCACTTAATGTGTCCATAAATAAAGTAGCAGTTTCTTTACCAGCAATTTGTTCAAGATAATGAAATAATTGGTTTCTTAATGCTTTATAGTATTCTATTGCTCCACTATAATTAATATTATTAATAACACTTTCAACTTCAGAATAAGTTTTTGCTCTCATATAAAAGTCCCACCACCTTTACAAACAAAAATAAGGCGGCAGTCAACCGACCACCGCCCATTTTTATTAACCATTGATAAGTTCAATAATAATTTTTGTATTTTCTTTGCCTTGTGTTCCAAGGACAATCTCTTTAGGATAAGAAGCAGTATCATCTGCCTTAAGCCAAAGAGCAAAGCTTCCCGCAGCAAGACCAAGTGCTGTTGCAGCATCAACATCAGATTGAGTAAAGGCGACACCATCCATTGTAACTTTAGTGATGTCCTCCTCTCCTGTATTAATAGCCACAGCTATCCATTCATGATCTCCTTGCGCAGGATCGAAGCGTTCATAAGCGCTCCACTGCTGTCCGTCTGCTTCAGAAACACTAATTATTTCATCGTTCTGTTTGACGACAGTAGCATCTTGATTGGCTACAGCATCGCTATAGCCAGTCATAGATGAAGGTAAGTTAGCACTCGCAATTTTGGAGCCTTTAATTACGAGGCTATTTAAAAAGATGGTGTATCCTCTGAAGGGTTGCAATCACAATCTATATCAGCATCTTCTTCAGCAGTAGCGCTGATGATTTGAATGTCACACATTGTCTTCTTATCAGCCTTGCAAAGAGCATATCCAGGGAATGCATCCATTGTAAATGTGAAAGTAGAAGGGTCTCCACTTGCCGCCATAGTAAATGTAAATCCAGACTGAATTTTAACCTTAGGGAAAGTTAAACTAGCTGCCATATCCTTACCAGTAGCTTCATCACGGAACAATGTCTGTGCTTCAACATAATAGAATCCACCAAAGTCTTCAGGTCCAATTTCAACAGTAGTAATACTATTTGTCATAGCAAGATAGAAATCAACTACTACAACTGTACCATCCGCAACACTTTCAGCGAGCTCAAGCTCACCAGGTGTACCTTCAACAACTTTGATAGCCTCAGTAGGAGTCTTAATTTCATAGAATCCAGAAGCACCATCATTTGAGAATGTAGTTGCATACATAGGAATCTTATTGCAAATTAAGAAACTTGTAGCTGTTGTAAGACCAGTTTCTTCTCTTAAATCAGCAAGTTCAACCTGAACCTTATTATCTGTAACAGTTGTCTGAAGAGTAACATGTACGCGAGCACTATTGTCTAAATCATGCTTAATTAAACCAGCACCAGAGAGAACCGCAAGGCCCATAGGAGACATAAGAGCGTCTTCTACTGTAAAAGTCATTGTTTTCTCGCCTTCCCAAGCAATCAAACGGCTATATCCTCTACCACCCTGTGCATACACAGTTGTAGAAGCTTGTTCCATATTGGAAGTTCTAGCTGTATCAATCATAAAAACTGGCTGATATTTCTTGAATACCTTATTACCAACTTTCTGATTATTTGCTGCTGCTTTGAAGGTTACATCACAAATTTCTCTAACACCAAATTTCATGTGTATTTCCTCCTTAAAAATTTTGCAAAATTATTAAGGATGGAGATCATCCATCCAATTTTTAACTTCTTCTAAATCTTTTGCTCCTGCCATTTTTGCTTGGACATAAATATCAAAATCTTGTTTCATTTGATACCTTTTCATTTCATCGAATAATTGATATACCGTATAATTTAATAAATCATTCATATCCTTTTGCAAGCCAACCGCAAGAATTGAAACATATCTTGAAAATAAATTTATTTTCTTGTCTCCATTTTGCTGTTGAGCTAATTGCTGTTGTCGCTTTTTAAACTTCTCAGCAATCTTGGCAGCCATAGCATCTGCGGGATCGTATAGCTTCCCGCCTTCTATAGTATCCAGACAAAACATTTGTCGAACTATATCCTGTAATTCTTCAAAGTTTGCTTCTGCAATACTTGATTCGACTTCGATATTTTCTTGTTGAAGAAGTATTTTATCTTTATTTATTTTAAATCTGACTGTAGGAAACATCAGAGTTAAAACCATCATTGCATCAGTTTTATGTTTAGCGCTTTGTTTGCTATTCATTACTGACATAAATATATTAAAATTACTTTGATTCTCTAAACCTATTTTGTCCTCAGGTGTTAAATTATCTTTATTAAACAAAAGAAAACGAGAACCAATATGGAAACATTCCTCTCCGATCATACTAATTTCTTTTATCGTAGGCTGATGAATACTAATATATCCACCATAAAAAGGAATATCTCCACCAGATAATAATAATAAATCGTTATCTAGCATCCTCTTCACCATCCTCGATAATATCATCACTACCGTGGACAGCTCGATACATTAAACAATAGCCAGAGAGTTCTTGATTTAACACAATCTCATTACAACTAAGAAAATCTAAAGTTCCGATGCCAGATAATTTAGCATTATTCAGAATACCATCTATATATCCAGCAATTTTAATAGGGCGCACCGCAAAGCCATCTAAATCCCAATAATCAGTATGACAAACTATATCAATTTCAATAATACAATCTCTATAATAATCATTCTCTTCATTAGGAGAAAAATTATCAAATGTAATTAAAATATATGATTTAACTTCTTCATGCTCACCCATAGCTAACTTTGGACTTAATTTAATCACCTGCTGCTGACGCATATCAGCAACAGATGTTTTCTTAATTTTATCTATATATACTTGATTAGTTGTATCAACCAAACAGTCTTTAGTATTGATTAAAAGTAATCGTTTTAAATAGTCACTATACGGACGACTATCTACAAAAAGTTTCTTGATAATAGTTTCCGCGTCCTTCTCACAAGAGAGAAAAGAAGAACGAAACTCACCAACAAACCCATTCATCTTAGAACCTCTCATATTTATCTCCTTTTATCTCTCAAAATGATTGGATTGTGATTTCTTGTTCTACCACGGTTCCATCATTACTTGTATATGTCAAAATAAACTTATTAGGTTTTCCTGTCAAAATTTCTAAAACACACTGAGTTTCAGTCATTGAATTAATTTTTACTTTATTGCTGTTCACTGCCCATTTACCACTGGTTAATCCAACAATAGAATAAGATAAATCAGTGTCAAAACCATAAACTAATGCGGGACCCTCGATATGAGGCTGCATTGGATCTGGCTCATCCGCAACATTATCAACTTCAGCATCTTCCATTGCATTATCATTCCATTCATCTAAATAAACGTCAATTAAAAAATCAGATGAATATTTATCAGTTGCAACAACTTTCCAATTATGATACTCTTCTATTATTTCTCCTGTTTCAATATCAGGATAAGTAAGTTTAATCTTTACCACTTGATGACGAGTAAAATAATTAACAGTTTTACTATTTTTAGCAATTTGCAATACCAAAGAATAATTTAAATTATTCCAAGATATTTGATGCTTTGTCTGCCATTCAGTAGACGTTTCTATTGGTCCACGAGCAATTGCCCAGTATGTTTCTCCATCTATATCTAATTCATAATCTGCACGGGTTATTGTGCCTCGAAAATAGGCTTCTTCAGTATGCTGTTGGAGATTTATCATCCAATACTTTTCAGTTCTATCCCACCAGAATACTGTACCTTCTTGAACCCCAGAGTCAAAATCTATTGATAAAACTTTTTTATCAAAGTTTTCAGTAAGGCGGGAAGCGTTGATTAAACATCTCCATCGTTTCTCATTATCAGTGCCCTTATTTAGGGTGATCCACTCCGCCTGATATGAATTCTGCAATGCCGCTTGAAAACTTTTATATTTTCCGCCCACATTTCGACCATCCGCCGCATCATATCCAGTATACTGAACTCTAGTTTTCATTCTCTCTAATCCACTAGACATTCTTTCAAATTCTTCATTAACCCCAAACATTCAAAAATAAGTTTTCTAAAATCTAAAAAATCATCTTCTTCAGTTAGTGTCAATAAAGACTCCATTTTACATAATAATGAAAATAGGATTGTCTGGTCTACTAACAACCTATTCATCCCTCCAACTTCCAAAATTAAATTATGAAGTGGGGTTTCCCAGTCGCTGCCCTCTTCTCTACTTGGAAGTAATTTGAAGATTTGGTTTGTAATACGGTTGATATTTTCAATAATAGCATCTTCCGCAATTTCTATATTATATTTTATAACCATATTTAGGCTCCGTCATAATCTGCCCCATGGTAGACTGGATTACACCATCCGCAGTTCTTATTCTTCTTTTGTATAATCGTTGCAAATGCAAGCTATCTTGCTTATGTGCATCAATCATAACTTTTAATTTAGCCATATGGTTAGCTTGTGATGTAAATTTAAAGTCACTACCGCTATACTTCATTCGAGTATTTTCAGTAGTATCTAATTGTTGACCTAACCATCCAATGACCATATTTAAAGCAATAATATTAATTTCTTCATCAGTAAGCTGTATATTATAAGTGCCACCTACCCATCCAGTAGCTGGCACTTCTACATTATTACTTTCAACACCCTGATACTCTCCTAAATCACCCCAAGCACCTATTTCATAATCAAATAAGTCAAATCTTGGAAATTCAAATCTAGGTATTGTATTTATTAACAAGTCTTGAAGCATACTATAGGTATCTTCTTCTGTTAATTCCATATACATATCAGAAGTGATTTTTGCAAAAAATGCATCATATATGGTCAGAAATGAGGTTGGTTTATTTGGATCTCTCTCCATACCGCACCTCACTTTCTTTATTATTTGCTTACAACTTTATAATTTGGAGTAGCTGCTCTACGAGCAGGTTTTTGTTCTGCGGCAGGTGTATCCTCCTGAATCTGAACCCTACGTTGCTTTGGAGCTTCCTTCTCCGCATTATCTTCGCTATCCATAACTTTATTAACTATAATAGCGCTATTTATATTTAAACCAGTTTTTTCACTGAGCATTTCTCTCTTTTTATTATCAGGAATCTCTTCCTTGACAGCAATCTGTTTTGCAATTTCAATTGCTCCATTAGGAGCAAAATCAAGAAAATCTGCAAATTCATCATAACTACCTCTAAAAAGAATTTCTTTAACTTTTTCTTCAGTATAAAAATACTCTGGTTGTACTTTCATATTCAATAATTCAAGAGCTTCCGCATTCTCAACTACTAAATAATTATTAAGAATATACTCTCCACCAGGCGCAATAATTAATGCCTGTAATTCAGAAAAAGGAACTTTTTTTGTTTCATTTATATTAAAAGTTCTATGAAAATTATTATCAAGGGAATAACCCGTTGTTCCATTATTACGATTGCGAACCACAATCAAATCTGCATCTTTTATAGCCATATTTATTTTCTCCTTTTGTCTCTTAATATAGAAATATCGGGGAAGATATTTCTATCCTCCCCATATTTCATTTATATCTAAAACACTTATTAACGAGTTAATGAAGTATTTTCATATACACAAATTGCGTTGGAGAAGATAGCACGAACGCCAACCTTCTTATAGATCTGAACCTCACGAGAACGATCATAATTTGTGTATTCATCAACGATTGTTTGACCTTCAAACGCAATCTTAACAGGTTTCTCTGCACCTACAGGAATAATGTAAGCATATGCAGGATTAATAACCTTAACTGCATTAGTCTCATCTTCATAAGACTGAGGAAGAACAATTACTTGATGTCCTTTATAGTTAGCAAGGTAACCATTATTCCACTTCTGATTTCTCATTTCATCAGAAACCCAACCAGTTGAAGGAACCATAGTTGCCGCAAACTCATAAGTACAATAAATTGCGCTCTTGCCGTAAGCATCTGCTTTAGCAATAAGATCATCCATCTTATTCTCTACAAAAGCAGTATCAGTAGCTTTGTTGTTAGCCTGAATAGAACTAATAGCACCATGGAGCTGCTTTTCAATCTCAACATAGATGCACTCGTCAAGACCTTCCATGACAATGTCAAGGACGTCTGCGAAGTCTACACGACCATCAAGCCACTCTTCAAATCCGATCTGAGCAGCACCACCAATAGCATTGGTTGTTACTTCATAGCTCTGACCATCAAGCTTGAATACTTCATAGAGACCAGCCAAACCAACTTTTCCGATAAACTGTTTAGCACGTCTACGAGAAGCAGTTGTAATCTTCTGTGTGAAGATAGGTTTATCACCCTGGTTAAATGTTTTAATTTCAGCAAACTGTGAATACTGTTCCATAACCCTTGTAGGAAGGACATCATCAATAGTCTGCTCTAAAAGTGAAAATACAGTATTTTTATTCTCTCTATAGAGAGCATAAGTTCCAGCAATTTCTTTAAACTCATTACGGAGTGTATCCTGTAATTCGCTGTAGCCGAACTTCTTATCTCCAAAACTGTAAGCAGTAGGAGCAGAAGGATTTGCACGGGCAACAGTCTTAGCCAAAGAAAGCATATCATTAAACTTTAAAGCCATTTCTATTTCCTCCTATTCCTATTAGTGAACTCTCTGGAGCTTAAGTCCATCTTGTCCATCTGGCATTGTATAAACTTTAACAACTACCCAAATCATACCTGTTGTAGCTGAATTATCTGCCTCAAGCTGAAGAGTATTTGTTGTTGTATTTTTAACAGGTACAAGCTTGTCACCTACTGCATAAGTAACACTGCTACCAGTTTTAACCATGTTTGTTGTCATAATATCGCCAATATTTGTCTTGAAGAGACGAGGGGCAAAACCATCCATTCTATAAGGATATTCAGTATGTACAGGATTTGCTGCAACACCTACATTATCTGCGCCATCTCCATATCCCTGAGTAGCTAAATTAGAAGTTACATAATTCTCACCCTTAGTAACAGTGCCAGTTGTAGGATCTGTATGATTTACACGAATCATTGCAAAATCCTTATAGGATGTTCTCCAGAATGGCTCATATAACTTAATTTCATTAAAAACGAGCATTGGCTCTGCTATGCCAGTAGAATCATCAGCACTAACTTTGCCACTTGCATAATCGTAGTACATAAATTCTCCATTTTGAAGAACATCTACTGCTGTATCAAGTGGAAGACTTGCATAGATCTGTCCAGTTTTCTGCGCAGATAACTGATTAGGCTCTACCTGACCATAGCCATTTCTTGTAAATGCCATAGTTATTATTCCTCCTTAATTATTGCGGTTTCTATTGTCTTCAACTGCTTTTAACCAAGCGGGAAGGTTATCACTTTCCGTATCATTAAGATTGTAAGTTAAAGCAGGCTTCTGTTCCGCATCAGAATTATTATTTTCAAATGAAACTTTCTTTCTTACACAAATAACAGAAAGTTTACTTTCAATATCATCTAAGGAATACTTAGATTTATTGTCTATAACATCCTTCTTGTCTTCATCAGATAACATATAAAAAGAAGCAATTAAAGCATCTTTTTCTTTATCTTCTGTAGCGTTCTTGAATGCAAGTAATTCCGCATTCTGCTCCTCTAAAGAAGAATATTTTTCTGCAAGTTCATTAAATTGCTGTTCAAGGATAGCGTATTTATCTGCGCCTTCGCCCTCATTCCCATCTAATTCATTCTTAGTTGGCTTTTTCTTACTTTCGTCTTCCTCTTCTTTCTTATCATCTGATTTATCATCAGAATCCTTCTCAGATTCAGAATCCTTATTATCTTCAGGCTTCTTTTCTTCCTCTTCAGTTTTTTTAGTGAACTCTTCTGTATTATCTTGATTTTCAGCGTTTATTTCTGAATTATTTTTGTCCTCGGCATTTTCAAATTTTTCTTCTGCTGTTGCAGGATCAACCGCAGGAGTGTTTTCTACCGAAGGAGTAACTTCTTCAGTCTGAACGCTATTATCCAGATTCTCCATTGAATTTCCTCCTTTATTCTGAAGTGAAAAAGTAAGCTCTTTCAATTCTTTCATCATTGTAAATAAAGTAGATGTAAATTCATCTGACTTAAATGAAAAAGTAGAACTTACTTCTGGAGCGGTTACTGAAGAACCCTCGAAGCAAGGTTCTACATCTTCTCCTAAAATACACAACTTAGAAAATATCGCGTCATTTATTATGAAAAATTCAATACCACGATTATTGTCTGTTGACCAATGACCTTTTAAAGTTTTTTCATCAAGTTCCATTGAATGAGGGCGACCTTCATTTATAACTTTTTGAGCTTCTTTATATTGTTCTGCCCAAAGATAACCCTCACACATTAAATACTCACGAAGTATAGTATTACCAAATTCATCAGTATCTTCAAATTCTTTGAACCATACTTTTGTATCAGTAGGAACAAAACCATAAGGCTTGGTTAAACAATTAAATCGAATACCGTCACCATCAATAACCATCTGGTCACCATGGTCACCAAAGTCTTCCTTGTTTTCACTATAATACCCAACAATAGGAGTTCCAGGAAGAGTTTGCGCCATATCCATAGCCACTTCTTTAGTTATATAACTCCTATTGCGGTTTTCGCCTATATAAAGCACCTTAATTTCACATTTTGAAATTAAAGGATTTATGGCGGTTATATTTATAAACTCAGGAGACTTTATCGTAGCTACACTTATACCACTCATTTTAGTCCTCCTTAATTCATACTCTCTCTATTTTGAATAGTCTTTTCTGATTTTTGGTCATCTGCTAACTCCTTGCGGCCTGCACCCTCTTTAGTATCAGCGGGGTTAGATGAACCGCCGCTTCCCGCAGGATTTCTACCTTGATCTGCTCTTACTCTATTAAGCATATCACTATTCATAGTAGAACTCATAAGCGGAGGAATAAATACATTAACCAAATCAAGTATATCATTTTCAAAGTAAGCATTTGCAAGAATACTACTTTGACTTTGACCTAGTGCAATTTGAGGTAAGAATTTAGAATAACCTAATTGAGTTTGCTCTTTATATAATTTAGCTAATTCTTTATAATTATAAATAGTAGTTGTTAAAATTTGAACTCTAAATTCAATTTTTCTTCTACTTCCATTATAAGGCTCTAATAATTCATTTAAAAACTGTTCAAATTGCAAAAGCATATTATACATAGTCGCTTCATCATTAAGAATTGACTTCTCTAATGCTATATTACCATCTGTATTAAATTGCATTTGAGAAACACCCGCTTCATTATAAAGCTGTCTCTCAACTCGCGCAAGATCATCAGATTGAGTCTCTGCCTTAGAAGCATCCATATCTTCTACCTCAACATCCGCAAATGTTGTTAAAACATCAACTCCTATTGCACGACTAAGCATTTGCACTGCATTGTTATGTAATTGTTGCGCTTCATCAACATCAAATATCAACTCACCATTTTTATCTAAAGGCATCTTCTGCACAACAATTTTTAATAATCTTTGCATAGTTTTCTTTTTATCAAGTGCCTGTGCCTCATCTAAATCAATGATAAGCGGAATAACAGAAATAAAAGCTGGATAATCTTCTCCATTTGCAGTAAATTTAACAGTCATTTCAGGATTTAGTAAATACCAACCATTTGTATCTCCTTGACTGTCCGGTTTCAATTTTCCTTGCTTATATAATATATAACCCTTAGAAAATTCATCTGGAAACATTTTGAGAATTTTCATTCTCATTCCAGTATCACGAAACTGTTCATCAAAGAATTTCATATTAAACTCAACCGCTGGTTTATTGCCATAATTAAATCTACTTCTACAATAGTCTGCGGGAAGCTCTTGGAGCACTATGTTGTCCGCCGTCCGCACTTTATAACCATAATAAGCACCATGTAAAAGTACCTTTAAAGCAATCTCACCCAAAGTTTTTTTAACACCAAATCTATCTAATGTGGTTAAACAACCATAAAAACCTTTAAGCATTTTTTCTTGTTTCATTTCCTTATCATTAACGTAAGGAGTAACAAACCAATCATATCTATACATAAATGCCATATAGCGAATAATACGGGCATAAATACCACTTGTCTTATAAAAGAAATCACTTATCTCCCGCATTGTTTTTAAATCATAGGTATCTATTGCTTGTAATACACTATGCTTATCAGCTAATCTTGGGTTGATTTTCTTTAAATCACCTAATTTAAAAACAGCATCGTCAAGATTTTTAGCACCAATTTTAATTTTATTAAAATCAGTAACATTTATACCTTGAAAACCAGTAGGCTGACTAAAGTTGGCATCTTCTCGACCTGCGATAATATTGAAGCCTTTTGCTTTAATTTCTTCAATTCGATTACGCAATGAGACACCTCCTATTACTCTTCCTATTATTAATTATAACAAAAAATTAGTAAAAAGTCAAATTTTACTAATTTAATGTTTTTATAATTGCCTTAATACCCCGCGGCTCTCATAATATAATCGTAATCCACTAACTGTTCATCCCAATATGGAATACAAATTAATTTTATGCCATGTTCCGCACAATATTTCCTTTTCTGAGTATCATTAAATTTTTGTCGATATAGACCTTTAGCACCACCAAATTTTGATTTAGCTTCATAATGTTGGATACCTTGGTATTCAATTAAAAAATCTATATCTCCATCATCATCAAATACTGCAAAATCAAAGCGGAGAGGCCTCCCGCTGGAAGATACTAAATCAGGAAAAATATATTCTTCTTGATAAGGCAATCCCGCAGCATCTAAGATGTCACAAATTTTAATTTCTCCTCTACTTGATTTCATCTTACTTCTCTCCTTGCTAATTATAATTAAAAATCTACTTATATCTTTTATCAAACTTTGTCCAAACTTTTAAGAAAAAAACATCATATCGGCAATGCTAAACCGCTTCCTCTTTCGTTTTTTATCTTCCTCTTGTTTTATATAATATAAACCATATATAAATGCAGAAAATTTATCTTTTTTAATACTCTTATTACTTTGCTTCAAAATAATATTTACACCTTCATTTTCTTCAACCAAATTTAACATTTGTTCTCTCAATACAGTTGTTAAAGTAAAAGGTAATAAATATTCATTTCTTTTATCTGCATTCATATTCTGCCCAACTTTTGTCGACATTAATTTAGTCTTTGCTGCTTGTTCATCAATAAGGAATTTCACCTTCCCGCTTGACATCTGCGTTTGAGCATAAGAATAAGCTTCTGTGTTTATAGGAGCATTAGCTTTAATCAAATACATTGCATTTTCTTCTACTCCAATACCACGTATCTTTTTATATAACTCCATAGTATCTTCGGCAGTCCCGCCTTCAACTCCAAAAGGTGGCAAGTCATCTCCAGTTTCTGGATCTACTTGTGCTTTTGTCATAAAATCAATAAGACCGACTCCAAGACCATTTGCATCAATAGCAAGAATACGTGCCTTGTATTTATAAAATAATTTCTTTAATTTAATTGCTTGTTGCTCAAAATCTTCTGCTTCATATGTATAAATATTAACTAAAGTCTTTAAATCCGCACCTTGCGGTTGTGGGGTAGATTTAAATACACAAGCCTCTGTGGTACATCCAATTCTACCTACGTCAACTCCAATAACATAATAAGCATTTTTATTGGATCTTCCGCTATATTCATACTCAGGCTGATTTAATACTCTATGTTTATCAAACTTCTCTGCTGAATAGAAAGCATTTTCTACATCACCAGACCAAATAGATCTATATTCACGATCAAATGAATCATCATTATAGGTTCCTTGCAACTTTAATTGGTCCACAAAATCTTCATTCAATAAGCCTTCCTTAACAGGTGTCTCATATGTTCCACCCATAATCATAGCTTGATCTGGATCAATGATTGATGTAATTAAAAGTTCAATTAATTTATTGTAAGCAAAAGAATTTTTCCATCCCGCAGTAGTAATATAAATCTGACTCTTATTAACATTCTCTTCTGGATGACGAGTGCCATCAGGCAACAATCTATCTACGTTAGTAGTAGGAATGATAACTTCATTTAATAAATCACCATCAATAAGCACACACTCTTCCATAAGACCGCCGGTTCGACGCTGACCTCTAGAAGATTGTCTTGCTGCAAGAATATCTATAGTTGAATCATTTTTAAAAACATATTTTACATCATCTTTAGATTTCTTTGAAACACCACGGTCCCAGTTAATTTCATTGTTTAAAGCTGGAATAAGTTTACAAATTTCCTCAACCTTTGCTATTGTGATACTTGCCGCCTGTTCCTTACCGCCTGTTGTAACAAATAAATGAGAACCTGGATATAAAATACATCTTAATATCAGTACCATCATTGATAAAAAAGATTTTGAATACGCACGCGGGAAGGTGGCATAAACATACTTATGTCTCATTACTACCCGCAAAAATATTCTTTGATAGAAATAAAACTGAAATTTATTAGGATTATTATCTTGTAACATAAAATCAACTAATAAATCAGGATATTCCCTATAAAAAGCAATCATATTCCGCAAATAAGGTAATTGATTTTTTAATCGTTCTTCAGATATACCTTGTTTAATACCTAAATTACGCTCCGAAGAGAGGTCTAATAAATTTTGTAAACTCATCTATTATTCCTCCCCATTTTCTAATTGATAATCTTCTTTTTTATCTTCATGGATGGCATCTCTAAAATCTTGAAAATCTTTATCCTCAATTTCAACCTGATCTAAACCACGTCTTCGTGCTTCCTCGCGATCCCGCTTCATCATTTCCATTGCTTCTTTATTAGCTAAATATTGTTCAATCTCTTGTGCTAATGATTTATCTTCATAAATTAAAGATTTATTATAATCTTTCAAATCTCTAATAATAGTATCTACAACATCATGGTCAACCTTAATTTCAAATTTTGGGATTTGTCCGCCTTCTTTTTCACAATAGGCAACAAGTTGACCCACAGAATCTACAAAATCTTCTTTTCCATCCTTATTCTGCGCTTCTGTAAACTTAGCAGATTTCATCATAGCATCATATACACGAGATAATTTTTGGTATGTATCCACATCCCCGCAGTCTATAGCTTGATTCATTTTTAAAGAAGTTTTACAAATCATTTTAAGTGTATCAATACGCGCAGCTCCTTGAATATCAAAAGTATTCATAAATTCAGTATATAACTGTTCAAGAGCAACCCATTCATCTGCATGATACAACCTTCCCCATTTCATAGCGAGATAAATTTTATCTTCATTAGTTAAATCAGCGCCTACGTCAACCAATTCAACTTGTTCAAAATCACTATTTGCGGGGTAGGGATTTGGAGCCCCGCCAGATCTAATTTCAGTAGGATTGGAAAAATCTATCTTGGGTTCAGGGGCATGGATCTCCGCATATGTCTGATATTGAGCTTCTGAAATTTCACCTCTTTTATAGGCTTCTTTCATTTCTTCTATCTTTTGCTTTTGTATTTCATCAGGTTCACCCAATTCCCGCCTATTTTGTTCAGCTTTTGCTTGCAATGCTTCGGTATCAGCCCAGCCATATTTATTCCATTGCTTTAACTTCATTTTTGACAAATATTTACCAAAAACACTCATACCTGTCATTTTATATGGATCCTTTTGATATGCTCTATCTCGAAGCACATTCCATTCCGCTTCTATATAAGGAACATCAAATTTTTCGAGCAACCACATATATGTATCAGGCTCAAAATTATTTACATGCATGGTGAGACAACTTTTGCACAATTCACATTTAGACCCATTTTTATAGGTATAGAAATTGGTATCTGCCATCGTCCGTCCGCATTTAGAGCAGTATTGTTGTTGTGCCATTTAACCTCACTCCTTTATTTATTTTTTCTACCTTTGTTTCTACATTCTTTACAAATAGAATAAAATCCATCTTTACTGGTATTATTTTTAGAAAAAAATCTATTATGAGCTAATTTAATTTGACCACAACGAGAGCATCTTTTCCATTTTCCTTTTGTTTCAAATGTAAAATGCCATTCTAACCAATTGTCTTTTGCTTGGTCGCAAATTAATTTTGGTATTTTATTTCTCCATAATGCTGAAATATATTCAACACTATGTTTAATACCATATTTATTTAAAAGTAATTGTTGAATTTCCGCATTCTGTTTACCATCAATTTTATAAATTAATAAATCATAATAAAGCGGATGTTTTTCTTTTAATGCTTTATTAATAATATTTTCTAAATCAATAAGCATCCACCGCATATCTGAATCAAACTTATTCCAAGTATCTTCTTTTAATACTGAATAATTACAAAGTAAAGCAACTATATGAGCAGGTTCAAATAAATTAACTATACCTGAACTATGTACTTCACCTTCCGCATCAACCCAAACATTTTCACTTAAATCTAATCTAGCAAGAGTTTTAACAGTGCTTCTTGAATATATAAATTGATGAAAACTGTTTTTAAGTACATATTGCTGTTGCCGCATTTCGATAACTTGTTTTTTTAATAAATATTTTCTTTTGCCTGTTGCCCATTTAGCTTCTTCTTCTACTTGTCTAATTATATCTCGTAATTCTTTTAAGCCTGGAATTGTATCTAAATCTTCTTGAGTAATTTCTACCTTGGGAGACAAAAGGACGTTCTTATCATTTATTATCATATTATAAAGTCCATCTTCCCCATTTTCTAATTTGCCAACTAGTCCTTCATAAGAGGTCTCCCGTTTATTAATAGTTACTAGTCTGTTCTCAGTTAAAATATGTTTTTCTTTTCTCTCTTGTTTTGTAATTGGTTGTGTGAGATATTCCGCTAATTTATCTAAATATCTAGGAGTTAATCTTTCTGGAGGAGTATTGGCTATGATTTCTTTAACTTTTTCATTGCGCTCTTCTGCGGTTTCAAGAGAATAGTCCATTTTAATATATTCAAATTCTTTTTCTTCTTCTTGTTGAATTTGATTTTCTATATCTTCAACAGATAATTCATCTTCCGCGTCTAAAGCATCTTCATATTCTGTATTCATAGTCTTTCTCCTTTCTAAGGGCGGTTTCCGCTCATCCTTAATATTATTATACTAAAAAATTTCGCTTTTGTCAAGTTTGCCCAAAGAATTATTTGAAAATTATTAAAAAATATAGTATAATTAAATAAAGATAATAAACAAGAGGTGAATTATATGATAGTTATGGTAACAGGACATCGTCCGCAACGATTAAGAGGACAAGAGAAAGAAGTAAGTGCGGCGGTGGGTGAATTATTGGACCAGTTAAAACCTGATAAAGCAATAAGCGGGATGGCAGCAGGCACAGATCAAATTTTTGCTATGGAAGCTATTGATAGAGATATTCCGCTTTATTGTTATTTTCCATATCCAAGGCAGCATTATCATCCGCAAGAAGAATATATAATAGAGCGGAGTGCGGGTTGCCGCAATATCTGTAATAAATATTCTAAAGAAAGTTACATGATTAGAGATAAAGCTATGGTTGATGATAGCGATATTGTGATTGCGGTTTGGGATGGTATTGAGCAAGGTGGTACTTGGAATACTATTGATTATGCCAGGAAACGTGGCAAAGAAATCAAATATATAATGATAAATTATTTAATGACAAATTATAAATAGGAGGTTATTATTATGGCAAGAAGAAGCAGTATCTTAGGAGCGATGGCGAAGAGTTATAAAGTTAAAGCCAACAATGCGGCAAGGCAGGGTATTTATAAAGCGGTGTGGAGAGAAGAACCTCCGAAGAGGTATAAGAAGGTAAAAGTTAAATGATTTAAATTAACGTAATCGAGTTTTGAAAATGCTTTTGGAGATTTTTTGGACGAGGAAAAACAGATATGAACATTTGTTCGAAAAAAATCCCAAAATTGTACCCCTCTATATTGTGTAGTTGCAACAAAAACAAAAAGCCCGTTGTAAATGTGAAGCCC